ATAATTGTCTTCGCTATCCTACTTAAATCATTTACACCAGTATCTTCACTAATGCTGACAATCTCACTTGGTTCTAAATAGTCGTCTTCATTAAATTGTTTCAGAACCAACGAAGCATTCTCAAGTCTCTGTTTTATATCCATCTAAACACCTTATTCAACAGTCTAAAGAACCAAGCTCTAGGTTTATACAGTTCAATCATCTGTTTTAGTAGCTCATCACTTGTTATCTCCATCTCATTCCTAATTCTTATAAATTCTTTTCCAGTATCTTTGTGAACAGTAATGCCAAACTGATTTCTTTTTTTCATATTATCCCTTTTGTTGTTTACTTGGTTCGTAAATTATACTATAATAGTTTTGCAGGTTGCAAACAAGCAAATAAAAATCCTCCTTAATATTTTTTCATTCTACCTCCTTGATCAAGCAACCTGTGGAAGAGGTTTTCATCCTTTTTCCTCTTTCTCGCACTTATTTTAAACCACCTTGGTTCTAAAGTCATTACTTCAAGTAAAACATACATAAATTGGATTTTTGAACAAAATCAATGGTTGGATTTTTATTATAAAAATTGAAGTAGGCTTAAAAATTATAAGCACAAAAATGTTATAAAAATTTAATGAGGCTTAACCACACTCTTCACCACAAAAAGTCCAACCCCACCCCCTTTCTTCACAATAAGAATTCTTTTTTTTATCTTCTTGTTTTATGAGATTTTTATCTCTAAATCACTTTAAAAGGATGTCAAATGTGGTTAGAACCAATCATCAGTACAGTTATGTCAAACGTAGTATTTATGGTGCTTTTCGTTATTGTTTTAGGTGTTTATGGAATCATTGAGTTGTTTAAGGTTGTAGCAGTAGGTAAATCAGATGCTAAAGTTGAAGATATCACAAAACTAATCCAAGATGTAAAAAGGAGCACAAAATGAAAATCATTAACAAAAAACCACAAAACAACTACAAACCAACAGAGGTATTTCTAAAAGTTTTAAACGCTACAGTTGTATTAGAAGAACCTAATGACATCAATGAACTAATCAACCACCTTTCAGAAGGTGATGAAGACTTCATTGATAAAGTTAATGCTATTCTATATGCTCAGAGAATGTTCTGGACTAATCAAAAAGACTCAACTCTTTGAGTTTTTTCTCTTTTTTTTATCTTTTATCCTTTTCATATTCTTAATACAGAACCAACATACAGAACCAACTATATCAGCAGGGGAGAGTACAATGGACAGAATAAAGAGTATCATTAATAAAGCTAAACAGAGAGCAGACGATTGGTTTGAAGTATTCAGTTGGAGCTACCACAGAGACGTTGTCTTCGTAAGAAGGATGGAGTATTTCACTGGTTAAGAATAGATCTTAATAATCATACACACGAATGGTTAGAACCAACCAAGGGAGACATAGACACATTCAAAGACAATGATGAAAACTTTAAAGAATGGATTAAACAATACATTTAATCTACTTCTTGGTTCTTTTCTATGAATACTTTTATAGTCTTTATAGATAAGAACCAACAGAGCATGGTTCAAACAAAATCAAAAACAAAAGGAGAAACAATGAATAGATTGGAACTAATCAATAAACTACTTGAAGAAGGTTTGAGCTACAAAACTATCGCAGAGCAAACAGGTATAAATGAAGAGATTGTCAGACAAATAGATGAAACAGAGGAATTTACAGGAGTAGAATCAACAGAGATGTACGGAAAATATGTTAATACAACTACTAATGAAACTATTAAAAGATTATATGATGTAGTTTCAATTGAAAAAGAATGGGATACCCTTCATCCTTCAATAAAAAAGAAAGCACTATATGTACTGGGAACTGATGTATATCTTGGAGATAATAAAATAGAACCAAGAATAAGCCAAAATGGTTTTGTTTATTTCACAATAGGAAAACACTCAATTAAAGGGTATAACCTAAATATCGCAATCAGAAACAAATTTACAGAAGCTCAATTAACACCTATTAAATTAATTGTAGAAGAACCAAGATATGAAATATGGTTATACAAATCTATTTCAGATAAAGAGTATTTGGTTTGGATAGACAAAAGAACCAATCAAGTAAACAAAATATATACAAAAGAAGGAGGATTGAAAAAATTAGAAGAAGAACTAAAAAGTATAGAATATAAAGCTCTTAAAGAAGAGCTGAATTATGTTCATAATATTGAAAAAGAACCAATTTGTATAGAAGAGGAAGAAGTTTATAAAGAACCTGAAACTTTTGTTGAAAGAACAGCAGAATTAAAAGAACTATTAAGTGAAGTATTAAGATTAAGAACCAGTGGTAGAAAATTATCAGCAGAAGAATTTGAACTGTTAAGAGAAATTCAATCAGAAATAGAAATCCTTATAGGATAGTTTCTCTTGGTTCTTTTTTTGAAATTAATTTTAAAGGAGTATAAAATGAAAGCAGTAAAAATGTATTATGTAGTAAACGGTAAAGGACAAAGAGTATTTATTAAGAAAAATCAAAGAAGATTGTTTAAAGAATTAGGGTATAAAATCTTTATGTTAAGATTTATATGATCTCAACACTAAAGATGACCAAAAATACACTACACAAACTCAATAGAAAGACACTATTGAATTTTATGTGTTTTGTAGTATATTTGTATTAAAAAAGAAAGTTCTTTAAACAGAACCAACAGGGGAGGGTTAATATAAACAAAAAAAAGGATTTGAAATGAAAACTCTTAAATTCTTGTTAGCTAAAACAATGTTTGATTTATATTTGTTTAAGAAACCTATAAAGTACTATACAAAGCTTGACTGGTTCTTGAACCAATGGTGCTTAACCACTTTTAGCGAATATAAAAGATATGTAAAAGAAGAAGCTAAAAATTTAAGAACTGAATTTACTCTTGAATATGCACCTTCTATCATGGAAGAAGCGGCTGAAATAATAGAGAAAAATCTATTAAACAAGGAAGATAAAAATGAAAAATAAATTTATTCTATTAATGGATAACTATGTTATAGGAATATATAATACCCTCAATGAAGCTAAAAGAGAGAAACAAGAAGTTCTAAAAGTCTTCATTAAAAACCATTGTGAAGACTGCAGGAGAATTAAACTGACAATAAGACAAAAAGTTTTCAAATGATGGGTTGTGTCTTAGCGTTTGTTATACAGGCTTATAACATTGATTCAGACAAGGTAGAAAAGGTTAAAATATATCATTGTGAAAGGAAGAGTGGTTCTAATATTGTCAAAAACAGAACCAACAGGTAGAGAATGTGGTTTTCAAGTAATTGACGGTAAACAATAGTGGTGCTTTATAAAAAAATAAAAGGAGTGATAATGTTTAAAAATAAAGTAATTCTTTTCTATACAAAAGAAGAATTAGAAGAAGTTTGTAAAAAGTTCCCAAAAATTTTCAAAAAAGATTTTTATTTTAGTTTCTATTTCTCAGGAGGATATTCTTTTCCTATGATTGTATGGGACATTGAAAAAGATTTTTTATTCCATCAAGGCTTAAAAGATATAGACAAGTGGGATTCAGAATATATTGAGTTAGTAAGAAAATCAATAGACTGGAAAGATTTTATTCAAGAAATAGAAAAAGGAGACAACAATGTGTAATATAAAAAATTTACAGGAATTTGTAGAGAAGCATTAGAAGAGCGATTTTGATATAGAAGTAGAATGTAAGGATATGCCAACAAAGATTGCTATCTTCAGCGTGGATCACTATAAGAACTATTGGGAATATAGTCCTCTTAAATGGAACTTTGGAGGTTACAGACTTTTTGTTTTTCCAAATGTAGAGTTTTATCCTAAATATAAAAATTTTGTAAAAAAACTTAAAGAACATGGAGTCGAAGATGGAGCTGTAGTAGATTTAGAAACAGCTAAGAAAATTGTTGAACTGATGTTTGGTTCTAAAAGAACAAAATATTCTGAAATAAAAGAAGCACTTGATGAAGTTGAAGAAGAGTAAATATAATATATATATTATGCTAATTTTGAAGTTCCGTATTTCTGGTAGTTTCAGAGATTTTTTTTCCAGTCTCACTGGACAAAATCTTAAAAAAGTAGTATAATACTGGAAAAAGGAAAAAAAATGGAAAAACAAGTTGAGTATATAGAACCAACAGACCTGGCGGGTAAGACAGTTATTGTAAAAGAACCAAAGAAACCATATTACTCTGAACCATACCATTGCAAATTCACACTTGTTGGTTCTAAATTAGGAAATGAATATTCTTTATTCTTAACTTTATTTAATGCTTTCAAAGATAAGAAAATGGTGTTTATAGAATACATTTTTAGATATATGGACAAAAATAATATTATTTCTATAGATAAAGAAAGACTTTTAAGAGAATTAAATATTTCAAAATCAACCTTATATGACTGGATAAAAGTACTAATAAAAGAGGATTTAATGGTAAAAATATCAAAAGACAAGTATATGATTAATCCACAAATTGTTATTAACTATAGAAAAGTAAAAAACAGAAAAATACCAGATTTGGTTGAACAATATAGAATGTATAAGTTAAAACTCAAACAATAATCCTCTCTCTTGGTTCTATTTATGAATTTTTTTTGAAAGGATAAAACATGCAAAAGAAAGAGAAATGTTTAAAACTTTTAGGGTTGATTTTCTATGAAAAAAATCTTAAAAAAGTAGAGCAATTGTTGAATCTTATTAAAAATGAAGAAGATTTGGTTAAAGTCTTTAAAAACTTAAACAAAGATTACTGGAATAACAACATTGATGACTATATAAAAGAGCTTGAAAGATTAAACAAATCTAAAAAGGAGAATAAATGAAAAACAAATACTATTTTTCTGTTCATACAGAAGATTATAATGAAGCTATTGAGAAAGCCAAAGAAGAAAGGGATACAATTATCCCTGAGTTAATTAAAAGGAACCAAAACTCATTTATTCTTGAACTAACAGTACCTGTAAGATATCACGAAAAAATAGATGAATATGAAGACAGAACAATAGCAGAATATGAGACAGATATTAATGATTTATTTGATGATACGATTGATTGTGTTGAGTGGTTCTCATCTTGGGTTAAAGAGTTGCAGGAAGAATTAGAAAAATGTAAAAAGGAGCTAAATTGAAACTAAACATAATGAAACCTAAAGACTTAATTTCAAAAAATCTTAAAGCTTTATTATTCGGAAAATCTGGAATCGGAAAAACTTATCTTGCTGGTTCTGTATCAAACGCTTTATTTCTTGATTTAGAAAAAGGTAGTGCTTCAGTTAAGAATAAAGACATTGACGTTGTTCCTGTTAATGATGCTGGTGAATTCAGAAAAGTATTAGAGTTTCTTAAGGAAGATACAAAATATGAAACTATTATTATTGACTCACTAACAAGATATGGAGAAATGCTATTTGTTGCATTATCAAAAATGTATCCAGATAAAAAAGACTCTATGAAATTATGGGGTGATTTTGATACAGTATCAAGACAAAGACTTGAAGATATTTTACAATTAAATAAGAATATCATTATCACTTGCCTTGAAGAGGATATAGTTGATGGTGGTTCTCTTAAAAAGTTTCCTATGTATAAAGCTAATAAATTCAAGATGATGCTTCCAAGCTATTTTGACTTTGTAGGGCATTTGGTTGTAGATAATGAAGGACACAGAATTCTTATTTCAGAACCAACAGAAGACAGTATAGGAAAAAATAGATTAAAAGATTTTGGCGTTCCTAATGTGATTAAAGATACTGATGATTTATATGATATGCAAAAAATTATTGATAAAATAAAAGGAGAATAAGATGAGTATTAGACTAAGAGCTAATTTAGATTATCTTTTAGAGGATAAAGATTTACATTTTGATATGACAGATGGAAAAAAATTAGCAATAAAAACAAAATGTGGACAAGTTTTGGTTGTTTTTAATGATTTGGTTTTTGCAAAAAAAGAACCAACGAAAACAGAAATTGATTTTGTTAAAGAGATTCTTAGAAAACAAATTGATGAAATTAATAAAAAAATTAAGAGATTGAAAGAGCTTGAGCAAAACGAACCAGAAAAATTAAGCATCTTTAGAAGATGGAATAAAAATAATGTTTATGAGGTAGTTACAGATGATTTGAGGTTTGATTTTCACATAAAAACAAAACAGGTTTCTAATATTAGGCTTGATGCAGACAATTTAGAAGAGATTAAAGAAAAAATAAAGCAAATAGATTATTTAATACAAAAAGCTGAAGAACGTATTAAATGGCAGGAAGAAAGAGACAACATTATGCAAGAACTAAATCAAAACTGTAATATCTGATAAGGAGGTGAAAAATTGAGTTAGATATAAACAAAATTCCTTATGAACATAAACAATATTTAAAAGAACAGTTTAACCGTTTAAACAAAGAACCAACCAAACCAAGAACGAGTTGCTTTCATCCTTTAAAAACAGATAACGGTTGGTTCTATTATGTGTTCGGTTGGTTAAAAGACAAATGGGTAGTTAGAGTGTTTGACGATGATGAAGAAGCTGTAAAGGCTTGGATGAAACTTGAAGAATATCAAGAAAAGTTTAATAAGGAGTAAAGATGGATAAAGAAACGCTTAAAATGGTTTTAGAATTAAAAGAAGAAGAAATAAAAGCAAAAATAAGAGAATGTTTGGACCTTTCTTATGACAAAAGTTACATTTTGGTAAAAAATGAAGAAAAATTAGCTAAATTACTTAATGTTAAATTAAACAAAAAGCAAGGAGAATAAAATGAGTTGGTTAGACCAAATAAATGTAACAGAATTAGAAGAACAGGAAAAAGAACAGGAAAGCTTTACAGGATTTCAATTACCAGAACCGGGTGTATATGAAATTACAATAGAACAAATCTTTGTTGATAAAACACAGGGTGGAACTACATTTTTTGGACTTGTTGGTTCTCATGGTGAATTTCCTAACGATATAGAGATTAATCTAACAGGTTGGGATGTGCAGAGAATGATTAAAAATAAAGATGGACAAACCAAAAATTCTAAAGGTGGATATTATACAGGGCTTATGCTTTTAGATAAAATTGCTAAATGTATAGGTAAAAGAGTTACTGAATTAATTCCTCAAAAAGGATATGTAGAAATCTTTGGACAACAAAGAGAAGTAGGAATATTTAAAGACTTATTAGGTAAAAAAGTTGTAATAGGAATCAGACACAGAAAATATGAAAAACAAGATGGTTCTGAAGGATTAGCATTACAACTTGTAGACGTTTGCTGTGTAGAGAACCAAGAATGCAAAGAAAAACTTGCTAAAAGAATCGAGAAACGTCCTATTATTGAGGAAAGATCAAGCAACCAGTCAAACAACAGTCAAACAAATACTGATAACATTCAATTCTAATTTAACAATCAGAACCACCGCTTGGTTCTGATGATTAAGTTAGAAAAAAAAGGATAATCTATGATTAATCAAATCATCAATTATGTGAATTCACAAGGAAGATTTGTTTCTCAAAAAGAACTTATTGAAAATGCTTTTTGGTTTACTTTTTCATCTCTGCTTGGTTCTGTACAACCAAAAGTAGAGTTTAAATATAAACTCTACAATATTAACTATTTTGGAATTACAATAGCTCCATCATCAGCTGGTAAATCATTTGTTTATGAACAATGCAAAAAACTTTTTGGTGAAGATCTAAATCAAAAATATAAAAATCTCATAACAAAAGGATATAAGTTAAATACTCAAAATCCAACAGATGATGAAATTACAATAGATGGATTTCAGACAAACATAAAAAACTATATTCCTAATTTT